GAAGTTCTTAGAATCCAGCTTGCTCTGTATAATCGACATAGCTTCTCCGAATCTCTGAAAATGCACAACTTCTCTTTCTCTTAAAAACTTCAGCGGTTCATACACATCCGGATCATCACGGCAGAGTCTTAACAGATTATCATAAGTACTCCTTGCTTTCTGCTCGGCTGCCATATCCTCTGCAATATCAGTTATTGCATCCCCCTTTGACTGGAATTCAATTGCGCAGAAAGGTACACCTCCTGCAGCCTGCGGCCATACTCCAACCGTATGATCAACATAATATGCCTCAAACGGAGTTCCTTTTATCTGTTCCATTGTAAGATTTCTTGTAAGCTGATGAACCATTGTACTGACCATTTCAAGATGGCCAAGTTCTTCCGTGCCTATATCAGTCAGCAATCCGGCAACCTCCCTGTATGGCATGGAATATCTCTGTGAAAGATATCTCATTGATGCTCCAAGCTCACCATCTGGTCCACCATACTTCATTAAGGTATACTGTTTTTCTTCCTATTAATATATGCACATATTAATATTCATTCTATCCTTGTGCTCTTTTTAATAAAGCATCCTGTAATACCTTGGAAAAATTAATATTATTCTTTTCCCCATAAGCATTCAGCCATGCTGGTATTGTTATATTCTTTCTTACTGCTTTATCTCCATACTTTTCAGAATAAGAGTCCATATCCAGTACAAGCATATTAATAAAGCTGTTGTCATCATCCAGCTTTATATCTTCCCGTAACGATGGCTCAGGTATATTATTACCATTCTCTAATTCATCAAGTACCCAACCACTTGCAGCATCGATTCCCATTTCAATTGCTTCTGCTAAATCATCACCTTCTGTCACGCAGCCTTTAAGATCTGGAACTTCTACTGTATAACCACCTTCGTTCTGTTCGCACGGTGTAAATACTGCAGGATATACTAATTTCATAATCATCAACCTTCTTTCCGTCTATATATTATTATATACCACAACCTACATAAGCTATGCAGGACTATTTAAGTCCTGCCTGCTTAAGTATCGAGTTCGCTGTCTTTATATCGACATCTCCCTTGTGGTTTGGTATCGTAACTTTTCCAGTTTTAGTTGGATGCTTATATTGCATATGCGAACCAACTTGTTTTACGAAATACCAACCGTCGTTTTTTATAAGCTTATCAAGCTCTCTGACAGTCATTAGCTTTTCTCCTTCCTTGGTATCTCATCTATAATTATATTATACACATTATACACATTTTGTCAATACTTTTTATGCGTATAATGCGTATATTTTATATCTAGTTGATGATTATCATTCACATTTAGAGCAAATAAAAAAGGGGGGCATATCGCAAAAGCAATATGCCCCCTTTCAGCCTTAATTATAAAATTAATTAGGAAGTTTGAGTTCCATGCCAGCATAGAGTGGTGTACTAATATCCATATCGTTAAACTCTGCTAGTTCAAGATATCTTGTACCGTCTCCTAATGCTCTTTCTGCAACCTGCCAGAAACCTTCTCCTGGTTCTATAACTGCGATTCTTTCTTCTGCATCCTGCGATGTTTCCTCTTCCAGCTCTTCCTCACTTTCTGCTGGTGTATTATCTTTAGGATAATACTTAGCTTCCATGGCGGCCTGATAGTCTGCATAATTGTATCCTTCAGCTTCAAGCTTCTGTCTGCGTTCTTCTCCATTACCGTACTCACCACGGTAAATTGCATCAATAACACTCTCATTAAGTTTTTCTGAAGGCTGTTCTATCTCTTCTGTATCATCTGTTTTATTAACAACAGACCATACATAATCATTAAATGCTCTAAGGTCAAAGTCGTTAATAATAGCAAGTGTTGTCTCGTAGTAATCTGGAGCAGTTGCATAGTTATATCCAACCCAGTTGCCTTCTGCATCTCTGTCTGTATTGTTCACAGCATTTGTAAGACCATAAAGCTCTCCTTCGACTGTATTTGCTGCTGTTGCATCATCATAATTATTCCACTGCATCAGATCAAGATATCCATATACAGCACCCATTGCATCAGGATACTTTTCAAAGGAATCTTTAATGTTTACATATTCTCCATCTATGTACTCTGTTGTATCATATTCTGCATCGCTTCCCTTAATTCCAAAAAGTGAAGCAGCCCCTAAATTCCAACCAGATTCTTTAGCAGCCTGTGCAAGAATTACAGCTGGGCTTATTGTTTTCTTTTCTTCTCTTCTGTATTTAATCCATGCATTGCACACCACTGGTGCAAGAGTGTTAATAAAGTTGTTTACATGCTCATACTTTGTGCTAATCACTGGAAATGTTCTCATATTACTTATCCTCTCTTTCTTCTATATCTGCTTTCTTTTCTACCTGTGACTTAAGATTCTTCACTATTGGCTGCAAAAATGGTGGAAGTGTTACTCCAATGTCATTGATATTTTCTAATATGCTTATGATTTCGTTGCATATAAGCCAGATTGCTACGACACATGCTACAAGAAATGTAAAAGGTAATGTTATTCCTACAACTTTTGCAGAATAAGAAAGGAGCTGGTCTATTATCACACCAACTCCTACTAAAAGCCACATACATATTTTCTTTGCAATTCCTCTTATTCCCTTATAACTATCTATCTGTTGTTTTCTAAATTTAGAAGCTGCAATACCTGTAAAATAATCTATCAAATTACATGTTATAAGTAATAATACCGGGATTGCTAAAATTCCCAGAGCACTTAATATAATGCTCCACACCGCTGTTACAATTACTTTTAATTTTTCCATATAATGTCCTTTCTGTTGCACTGGTGCAACTCTCATTTTTATTCAGAAACATATTTCAGCTAAGAATCATCATAGTACATCTTAGATACCTCCTTATAATATTTAAAAAGCCTGTCCCAAGACTGGTAAAATGTGTATAACAAATAAACATAACCACTTATGACCATGTTTATGGATTTTCTTATTTATTTTTCAGATATATATGTTCACAAAACAGTAATATCATTAAAAAAGGCAGAGAGTGCCCGCCTCTGGTTGTCCAGAGTGGTCTTCTCTACCTTTCTATCTGCCATATATCTTGCCAGGTAATATCTAATATCTCCTGTCGTAATATGCTTAACCGGCTTTCCTACCATCTCTAACCTATTGGCTGCATTGTCTCCAAGTACTCTTGCCGCGGCCATAATTAACTCTTTTCTTAACTGTTCTTCCATACATACCTCCGATATTGTTTTTCTTTATATATCGGAGGTAAATTCTCGCCGCTCTAAGTTAACTAAACAGTAATAAGGTGTTAACAATACTAGAATATGGTTTTCTTGCAGACTATCAAGTCGCAGAAAGAGAGTTAGGTAATGGAACTTATCTTTATCTTAATTCACATATTCAAAATTTCCAAATAAGTGTAATTTCTCTTAACAATACTCTAAGATTGTGTGGCGTATACAATATATATGAAGATTTAATTGACACGGCTAAAACAACAAAAATAATATATAACACAGAATCTGGCAAAGTTAAATTCGATTCAAGCAGAGGTGCATGTCGAGGGCAACTTTTTAAATTTAATGAAAGAATTGCTAATACTTAATTCTTTTATAGTGAAAATAAAAATTCACCATATATGTAACAACCTTTAACAAATTCTGAAGCTGCCCATGCACCTATTTTTCCATCTGTCGTATAATAACGCTCAAGCCTTATTATTCCTGATGATTGCCTAATACATGCGCCGTAACCTATTAGTTTGTTGATGATTTTTCCGTCTGCGTTATAACACTGCCATGTACCGCCTAATATTTTAATAGAATCTGATGTTAAGCCGGCTTTAGTAAATACATCTTTGATATTATATTGAAACTTAAAATCTGTTATATCTGTACTTGTATTTTCTATTTTGCTTGTAAATTTACACATGCCGACTTTTTGCATTTTATTGTAAATGATATAATTATATCCATATCCATAGCAATCGCTTTCAGATATGAAATTTTTCATAAAGCAATTATAGAATGCGATATTACTGTTTAGTGCACTTACCTCGCTTCTGAGATTCGCAATCATGTCATTGTTATCTTTAATTCCCTTATCCATTATGTTAAGGTTGGTTGGGTTCCACGGTGTTTGCCCCGTCCAACCTACTCTTTTGTAAGAAATAAATCCTGTTAAGCTCATAATTACATCTCCTTAAGTGCTGCCATCACCTCTGCTTCAAAATTAGCAAAATCTGTATCGCATTCTTCTTGATTCTCAATATATGCTCTTCTGTCTGCAATTCTCTTATTAATAGTTATCTCACCTGCGGAAGGTATGCTGGCTGAAAATGTAACTACAGCCTTTTCCTCTATAGAACTATTTCCATTCATTGATGTATTCTTTGTTGTATTTAACATATTGTTTTCCTTTCTACCGCTGTGCGGATTTATATTAATTATTTGCTATGTCTTTGACATAATCTTCTAATTTCCACCATTCACCATGGTGCCTTATATAGTAATAACCCTCTATATAACAGTTATTTCCACTTATATCTACCGTACCAGCTGTCTCACTATGTCGTATCCAATCCATTAAGTTATAATATGCATCACCGCTTCTGATATAATAATAATCATCAACATATATTCCATCACGGCGAATGCTTACAGCATTTCTTGTTCCGTCTTCGTTTGACAGATTTATAAAATGTCCTTGTATTTTCAGATAGGCGCCAGTGCTACTTTTCATAAGGTATTCACCACCAATAAGAGTAGTGGTCATTGTAATACCTTCTTCAGTTACATTTACATTTTTAAATGTGCCTTCTAAATCAGCATTAACAGCTTTTAGCTTCTTACAGTCTATCGAACCATCTGCTGAAATAGTAGTATTAGTAGATGTAAGCGTGAACAGATTACCATTGATATTAACAGACTTATTACCACTAATATTAATTGTTCCACTTGCATTAAGTGTTATATCATCTGCAATAGCTTCAATTGCAGATTTAAGTTCCCCTGTCGTTGGGTCTTTCTTAATGTATGCTTCAAGGCTTGCTGTTGTAGCATAATTGTTAAACTTAACATCAATATCTTCTGGTGCTGGAGAATAATCTGTAGCTTTTGTACCCTTTTCTATTTTTAGCTTGTTTGTATCTACATGTGCAAAGCTAAAACGCATATATACAGCATTAGAAGGAACTGGCAGAGAACCTCTTACTCCAGTAGATTTATCTGCTACTCCGCTGATAAACTTTTTATTGCTGTCATAAAAACAAGTAGCCGGTGCATTACCCAGATTGGTCCATCCACTCGCTACATAGTTTTTCCACTTAGACACATCTATGTAGTCCGTCAAATCCCAATAGTTACCGCCATCTATTATTATGCCAGTGGCTGTTATATACTTATTAGGAGTTACAGTGCTCTTTATGAATCTATTGACTCCACCAATTTGCAGATTATTAATATCATTTTTAGTTGCATAGGTGCCAGATACTTCTAGCTTAATACTATTACTTTCCTTAGTTATTGCTTGTGTTATAGCGTTATTCATCTGCGTTGTTGTACTATAATTGCCCTTTAAATCCTGCTGAGTTAATGACAAACTGCTACTTATGCTATCAAGATTGATTCTTAATGCAGAATTTTGTCTTAGCATATAAGCTGTTTCCGAATTTTGAATCTCTTTCCAGCCATGGCTTCCATCCTCATTGCGGATGAACCGCCATGCTCCGCCTTCGTTCTCCCAGTAAGCAACCTTTCCAATATACTTATCCCACTCAGTATCGTTATACTGCCATGTTTCTTCGCGTGGAAACTGTGTATCAGCCGGATACACAGGAACACCCCAATCCCAAGCCGGATAATTATCCTTTGTTGGCACATAAGATATCAGGTATATTTCATCGTCATACTTGGCCATATTAGATAAACTTACACTATATTCCTGCAGCGTCTGGTTTACATTGGAAAACTTTTCCTTAACACTGGTTCCATCTATGTTCTCAGTCCACCAAAGCTTCTGTGTTATAAAATCATCAGACTGCTTTAATAAGCTTCCCCATTCAGAATAATCCTTTCCAGAACCGGTTTTTATATCCTGCAGAAGAACATTAAGTGTCTGTGCTGCATCATCCAGATATATCTTGTTGCTCTTAAGCGTATGTGTGCCATCATTGTTAATAACATTAAAAAGACTTGCTATATCCAGCTTCCCGGCTGATATATTTGCGTCCTCTTTTACCATGTCATTACGAATTATTTCACGCTGTACACCTTGTTCTGTAAGACCTAGCGCGTCAAACATCAGGTTGCCTTTCTTATCCCACACATACATGTTGTAGTCGCCCGATGCATCTTTTCCAATCTGCACGCGAAGTCTGCTGCTGTCACTAATCTGGATGGTGTTGTCGGCCCACTGTGACTTACCATCTTTGCTATGCACTTTTACATCTGTGGTATCAATGTCCAGAGCCTTTATTTTCTTTGCATCTAAGGAATCTATCATAGAATCCTTAATCTGTGCTGTACCTATCATGCTCACAACACTGTTGGCAAAATCTGTAGTAATGCTTTCGCCTGTGGCAGAGCCAAACATCAGCGTATTTACTTTTTCTACCCCAACAGTCAAGTCATTAACCTTTCCTGTTATTGCAGTAAAATCATTTGTCTTGAACTGCTCAAATTCTCCGGAAACACCTTTAAGGCTTTCTATCGTTGCGTATTTAATCTCCGCAATATTAGATTTCAAATAATTATTCCGGATATTCTCTAGTTCATTATTTATAGCTACTACCGTTTCTGCCTGTACAGTATTAGCCTTAACCCATTCTGCATCTACCTTTTTAGCAACCAGTTCCTTAGTAAGCATCATTTCCGCATATATTCGTTCTGCAAGCTTAGCAGATGGTCCTTTATAATCTGTTTCTGTTTCAGTTTCTGTTTTGCCATAAGCTGTAATAGTCATAGCAAGACCGCCATCATATTCCTGTGTTATATTCATAACCGGAATCTTATAAGTCTCCCCTGATTCTTCAACAGTTACAATATCCCATGGATCCAGTCGGATGTCTCCAAGCGTCTTTAAGCTTGCACCTCTATACGCAAATCCTCTTACTTTCTTATATACAGAATTAAGCTTTTCTTCTGTCATAAGTGGATTATCAAATGTTATTCCCAGAGTTCCACTTCCTGCTGTAAAAGAAGTATTACTGTCAACATTACATGTAAGATAATCTAAATGGTAATCACTCTCATTCTTTTCAAATGTCATTATTCGTGATTCATTTATCGTATAGCCATTATCCTCATACCACTTAATAACAATTGTTCCAGTTCTGTCTACACAAGCAAAACCTCCAGCTAAAGAAGCGATATATCCGATAACCTCACGATAGGTATATCCTACCGGTGCAGTATCAATAGTTATTCCATTCAAGCCAGATACATTACAGGGAACGCCACATCCAGTACTTATCTCTTTTAAAACAGATTCTGCACTTGCAGGATATGTCAATTCAGATACATATACACCTGTGGTCTTCATCATTCTGTCGTAAGCCGTAAATGTTGTGGTTGCCTGGTCAAGCGTTGGATGTTCTGCAGTAAAAAAGCCAAGTGGAATATACTCATACTTTCCGCTTGGCAGTTTCAATCCTATCTCTATCGGTATCTCTGTATTCTCAAACAGCTCATCTATTCTCTTAATGGTTATCTCTATCTTAGCTGCAACAGCCGAACCTATCTGTATACCCTCATCAGATGTGGAAGCGGTCTCATAGCCCATCTTTTTAAAGCCAGCGTCAATCCACTTACCATTTATCTTTAATCGTAAGTTAAATGTTCGCGATGGTGATCTAATCGTTGTTGCAAATTGCTCTGATACATTATTATACATAGGCTTAATCCTCGATCATAAATTCAATGGCTGCAATATCCTCTAATGTTGTTCCATCGTATCTGCTGTCAGAATCACATACAGATATGTCTTCCATCTTAATCATATGTACATCAACATCCGTTTCCATGTTGTACATCTCATCAATCTCTTTTACAACTTCCTGCTCTTTACCTTCTGGGAACTGGTAAGAATCTCCATCCATGACAGCATTCCCATTTTCATCTTTAAGCACATTGTTCTGTATTACTTCAGTTCTCTGTGTAACAAAAATATCTACTTCTCCTAACAATGTCTTAAGGTTCTTTGCAATTGCATAATTTACTTTTACAGGCCAATGCTTTCTTAAGCCCTGTAATTTTTTAAGCATTGTTGCACTATTATCAATCTGTTTAATAGTCATTGTTTTTTTCATGTTCTGCTCCTTACTGTTGTATTATAGATACACTGGCACTTCTGTAGTAATAGTTACCGTCCCCTATATCACCCAGCACCTCTTTACTCAATGTACCTCTATAGCTTGTTATTGTTATATCCTGTCCATCGTCATGGAATGTTATTGGAAAGAATCCGGCGATGAGTTTGTTCTTAATAAGTGCCATCTCATCTTCCTTCAATATTCCCCAATTAATAGATAAGGTCTTCTTTTCAGCGACAACATCACCCAACATTGTTCCGTCAAGTGCTCGTCCTGTAGAAGAAGACCATATAATCTCATCATCCACCTTGATGGACACAGGAGCCGGAAGCTCCTGCCCGTCACATCTCAGTATCAATTCATCACATCCTTGTTAAGTTATAATCTCACATTTTCCTGTCTGCTTTGTATGCTCGTTAATCTTATCAACCACATATTTTTTTAGGCTCTTTCCATCTAGCTGTATATCAAGGTCCAGTGTCTCCAGTATCTTAAGTATTTGTTTAAGAATACTTATGGCTTCTGCCAGCAGTTCTGCACTGGATGCCATAGCAGCTGCCTTCTGTGCCATATCAAGTAATTTATCCTCAGGTGCTACAACTTCGCCCTGATGCCTGTTATCGCCAATCATGGCAAGCTGTGGAGTGTTTGGCTTAACATATCCACCTTGTGCAAGGTATGGAATCTTGGAGAAGTCGGCTTCCGGTAAATGAAATCCAAAATCTTCGCCACCTATACCCGGTACCCAGTTTGGTACTTTAAAGCTAAGCTTATTTACAGACCTTACTATTGCATTTATGCCAGATTGAACACCTGTAATCAGTCCGTTAATAAATCCAATTACCATATTAATAGGCCCTTTAGCAATATCAGCAATACCGCTAAATATGCCATCAAAAGCCGTAACTATACCATTCCAAGCGCCTTCCCAGTCACCAGAGAAAACACCCTTAATAAACTGTATAACTCCTTTAAATACAGTAATTGTATCGTTCATTAAATCAGCTATGGTTCCAACGACAACTCCAACCTTATTCCCTATAGAATCAAATATAGCTATAAATATTGGTCCTAATAGTTCAGATAAAAATCCAACTACAGGTGCAATAAAGTTGTTATATATTGTCGTAGCACATGTAACTATCTCACCAACAAAATCCAAGAAATTGGCCAGCAGTGGCTGTAAATGTTCACTCCATACTCTATCAATTACATCTAAAGCATTCTCCCAGACTGGTTGAAGCATATTATTCCAAATATCTAAGAATACATCTCCGGTAGTCTTAACAGCCGCTTTTATTCCAGTAAATATCGGCTCTCCCCATTCGTTCCATGCCCCTGCCATTGTATTAACCAAGCCAATCCATACATTTGATATAGATTCAATGGCTGGACTTACACCTTCGCTCCATAAAGAATTCCAAGATGCTTTAAATGTATCAAATATTGTTCCATTTAAAGATAGCGTCTGGGATGCAAAATCCGTCAGCATTGGTAATCCAACAGAAACAAAATTTGCAAGTATAGGATATGCTGCTTTATTCCATACATCCGAAAAGACTGTATTAAAGCTATCAAATAATCCATTTAATATACTGCCATTAGTATCGACCCATGTTACAAGATAATTTGTAAATGGACCATTAAAATAATTTAACAACGGCGGTCCTAATGCTCTTATATCATTAAACGCACTTGTTAAGTTTTTCTTGGCTGTATCTGTATTTTTTGTAAGTCCATCCCATATTCTTGACATAGATGGAGAAAATGTCGATACACTCCATTTGCGGAGTTTATCTAATTCTTTCTTTGCCTTATTTACAAAATCACTAATTGCAGATGTTGCATTAGATGTACTTCCACTCACATCTGGTACAAGGTCAACACTTCCGATTCCTGAAGATGTTCCACTTGTACTACCGCTTGAATCAGAACTATCATCTGTTGGCTCTGTCAGCTTATTTATCTGGTCAAAGCCTGCAAGCGACTTTTCTATATCTTTAGCAGTCTTCTTGGCTGCACTTCCTATATCACCTACATTATCCGCTGCGCTGGATGCATCATCTCCTATACCAGCTATATCCGAACTTATCGAGCCCATAGAGGTTGATACATCTGCTCCTGTGAGCATTTGCACAAAGCTGGCAAAGCCATCTGCAACCTTCTGTAATCCTGCCAGCAAGTTGTTAAAGCCACGCAGAATAGGTGTAAACAATGCTATGAAGCCTTTACCAAGACTAGCCTTTAACTGCTGAAACCTTAATGTAAGTATTCTTGTCTGATTCGCCCAGGAATCCTGTGTCTTAACAAAATCACCAGTGGCATTGGACAGTGCACTAGTAACATATTGATAACGAAGCATTACTTTTTCCTGCTCTGTCATCTTAGCCGTAGTCTTACCAAAACCATTATTAAGTGCATACTGGTCTAAGTTCGTCTGAGTCATTACTACGCCCAGGTCCTTAAGTGTCTCAGTCTCGCCAGTCCAGATGGATTTCAGCTTTGTATATGCTTCATCTGTGCTCAAATTGTAAAATGATGCAACATCACCTGTTAATCCGGTAACATCTTCTGCCATATCAAGTGCAGCCTGTCCTGTAATACCCATTGCATTACTCATCTGGCCAAATACACCCATGTACTTCTTAGCAGATAATTCAGATAGTCCAAAGTTAGTCATGGCGTTAGAAGCCCACTGATCTGCCTGTCCACTCAAGTCCTTAAATGCCGTATCTACAACATTCTGTACTTCTGTAACATTAGAACCAACTTCTATGCAGTCTTTCGTAAACTTAGTAAAAGCTGCTATACTTAATCCAGCAGCTATTTTCTTTCCCATACCAGAAAAGATGGATGTTGCCTGCTTTGCTGCCTTATTGGAAGCACCTGTAAGCTGATTAACTATCTGTGAACTGTCTATGCCAAGTTCCAGAGCTATCTGTCCTACTACATCCGACATACTCCCTCCTTTCCGGCATTTAAAAAGACCACTTTCTACTTAGAGAAAGCGGTCTTAGCCCAATTTTGGAAGTCACTCCAATACTTATTGTAATTTGCATGATCTTCCATTAATTTTCTATTTCTTCTTAATATCCAGTCATTACGGATTTTCTTCTGTTCCTTAGTGAACTCCTTTATAACCTTAGGATCCTTTTCTGCTCTGATTCCCACAATTCTTCCAAGGGGTGTTTCAGGCATTATTCCACTAAGCAACGAACAGAACTCTGACCATGACATATCGTCTTCGGTACGCAACCGTATGCCATATTGGGACAGGAAGCTGGCTTCTATCAGCTCCCAATCATCCCATATATCATAATATGTCTCATGCTGAGGGTGTCTGCTCCTCGCCGTATGTTCCCATAGCAACCTGCATGATTGTATTATACATTTCCTTATATTCAGGAATAGGAAGGTCTAATGCCTCAATCTTATCTGAAGCATCCTTTCCAACAAGCATTTCAAGGCCTTTAATCATAAATGCCATATCATCCTTGTTTTCCTTGCTCTCTGCTTCCTGTGCCATAGCCTGTATGTTGAGAATTGTGCTCTTTCTGTTATTAACAGTAACAACCAAATCCTCTGTAATACGAATCATAGGTAACTGGTTCGTAATCTTCATAGATATATCTATTACTTTAAAATCTGTCTTTGCCATTATTCAAATCCTCTCTTTCTTTAAGCTGCTACATATGCTATATATGTTGGCTTTCCATCCGAATTTGCATCCCATTCAAGCGCATCAATACTTGTAGCATCTCCACCAAGAGATTTTACATCGATTACTGCAGGTACAAGAAGCTGATCAAGATTAGGGAATATAATAGACACCCATGTATTGCAATCCTGACCTGTCTTCATAAATCGACTTGCTACATAATCATTTCCTTCATCTCCATAGTTACGCTTACCGCCGAAAGACATACCAAGTGACTTACCTGTCATGAGCCTTCTTACCCAGCCAGCCTGATCCATTGGATTCCATTCCTCAATGGTTCCATCTACAGATATACTTAAGCTCTCTGCATCTTTTACAATCTTAGTTTCTACTGTTTCCGGTGTATCTGTGTTTTTTCTTCCAGTTATACATACTCCAAACTGAATTTTATGTACCGGATTAACCCCTGTTAATGGTGTAGCTTCCGCGTTATACCCAGCTATCTTTGTATTCTGTGACATACTTCTACCTACCTTTCATAACAAAATTTAAGTTCTATGACCATTTCAAATATTCCTTTATCATCTGTATCAACCTCAATCGGTGCTGATACTAACATTTCTGTAAAAAGAATATTTGTGTCATTAATGTTTACATGTTTCATATCTCTGAGCTTGTCGTAAAGCTCCTGTGAGACTTTTTCAGTCTCCCTGACACTTTTATTCCAATGAATCAGTATACTTATGGATTTGACAGCATAAGAGCTGTTCTGTATACCTCCAACAGCCATCTGAACATTATCCCCCCTGTTAAGATGGTATACACCTATGCTCTTATCTTTCTTATCATCAAGCTTTCCACAATATACATGGTCATCAGCCGCTATCCCAAGACCTGCTATAAGGTCTCTCACATCACCTATTCCTAACATCCTAACATCATAACCCCGCATTCTTTTTATAAAACTTTCCAAATGCTTTAGGTGCAAAATCCTGCTTTTTACCACCTTTCATATAGTCATCAAGCCATCTGCCTTTAGCATTTGCATTTCCTTCATGTTTCTTGCCGCTTTCATCTGTCCACTGCGTCTGATGGAAGTTGTATTCCGGATGATAATATAATCTTCTTGCCTGCGGTGCTGATGTTGATATGATAACTTTACCATTTACAGCTTTTGAAATACCATTAGTTACTGTCTGTCCATTTTCGTAAGTGGCAGTTTCACTCTTTCCTGCGCTAATATGAGTACTTTCTCCCTGCAATTTACCTGTATCTCTTGGTATCACCTGACTTTGCACAACATCCGTGTGTATAGCTTCCGCTGTCATTTCTAATGAAGTCGCCGCTGCTGCCGTAAGCTTCCTTACCATAGGCATATTAAGCTTCACTGTTGACTTAACATTCTTTGCCATTACATCACATCCAATCTTACATAATTAACCGTACCATCCGGATTACGGCACTTCGTACCCTTGTATATATGCCTTGTTACACCGAACACCGTTATATCACCTTTAGTAATAACAGGAAGCTCCGGTGCAATATCTCCTGGTATCAAAGCACATCCTTCAAGCTTTATAAGCACCTTTTCTACTGTTAATTCTGTCTTACCGCTGTCCTGATAGTTACATAAGCCATCCCAAATAATAGGTTCAAGAGGTTCTCCATAGACATTCCTGCCTTCCTGCTCTATCTCAAGGTGTATTTCTGTCTTACACATGCTCTTTAATATTAAACATGGGTACTTCATACTCACACCCCCAGACTTAAGCAGCACAAGCCAGTCTGACAGAGTATCTGGTATGTATCACGCTTTATAGCAATTCCATTCTGTACAAGGACATTCCAACTGCTGCCAAACTGCATAGATACTCCATTTAAAGAATAGTTCTGTAAGACACAATTAATCATGTCCTCATTCTCATATTCAAAATCAGCCATCTCACAACACACATCTATCAGTATGCCTTGCTGGAACTCTGTCAAATTATTAAATCCTCTTGATGTTATACGATTAAAAGTAAGCGAGTCGATATGCCGGCTCGCCTGTTTTAATCTTCGTTCTATCTGCTCATCTGGGATAAGTCTATGTTCACTAAGGTACTGCTCTTTACTTGCATATACCATAGGCTTACTCTGCAATCTCTTCTGCAGGATCTACATCAACGAATACAGAATCAACCTTACCATCCTTGCCATTAGGGAATACAAATGTATCACTTAACTGGCGATTCTGATAAAGATATCCGTCTCCTTCTGTATGTGCTCCTGGTGCGAAGAAATAAATAGATGAAATCTTAGGTACTGTCTTACATGTCTGTCCACATGCGACAAGTACATTAATCTTGCGTGAGCCCTGAACAGTTTTTTCATAATATGTGCCTATATTAGTCTTTGTAGGCTTTGCCACAACTGTATAAGTGCTGTCGCTCTTAGTGTAGTATGTCTTTCCTTCTGCCACATCTGTATCTGTTGTTATGGCATACTTTGACTTAAGCGGAGCAAAGCCGCCCTCTGCAACATCCCAATCGAATCTGTCATAGAATCTTTCATCATCCACAACTTCCATAAGTGTCACACCATCAATATCAGTTACACGTGTTTCAATGCCAAGACCACCTTCTGCAATCTGAGTCATTTCAATCTTGCGTGTAAATTCCTTTGACATTTCCAGCTTATCCATAATGTCTGAAGAAACATACATGATAAGGCTTCCATTTGCCTTATATCTTCTAAGCTTTCCTGCTGCCAGAATAGCTTTAAGCTTAGCAAATACATTCTCTGTTGTGTATTCTGTAGCTGAAGTTTCAGAATGGTATAATTCTGTATTCTGTGCAGCCTGTGCAACCTTACTGAAGAATAATGCATCTGTCTCTGGTACAGCCTGTGTCTGCTCAAAGATGCGTGAAATATTCTGCATAGATGCTGTCTGATTGGTCTCATCTACATCTGCCTTGTCAACCATGAACTGTACATCCCTGTCATGTGTTACTGTGTAAGGAACATCTTTCTGGTTATATTCTCCTGTGTTCCATCCGCCTGATCTCTTGTGATTCTTATAACCGCTTACACTCATCTGAGTAAAGTGAAATGTCTTTGCATCTAACCATCTGACATTACTTGTAATAAATGGTGATGTAAGTGTGCCCTGCATAAGAATTGCTAATAATTCCGGACTCCACTGTTCTGCGTAATTCAAATTTGGCATATTGTTTTACCCTTTTAACCTTTCTTAATTAAATCTGTTCCATCTCTTTGTTGGAACATTTACATTGTTACCTGTAGAGGACTGCTGTCCGTTATTCTGCTGTCCTGCACCAATCTGAAAGCCTGCATTGCTTTCCTGTACCGGCTTAAGTGCAGGTACATCTTTGATAACCTGATCAAGTGCAGCCTTGATATTGTCCTCTGATATCTTTCCATCTGCATCCTTTGCCTTGCTGAAATCAGCCATCTTAAGTACATATGGAAGTGTCTTGGCGTTAATACCAAGTGTCATTGCTACCTTTGTAGCAGCAAGCTCAATCTGAGCCTGTTCAGCAACCTTCTGTGCTGCTGCCACTTCATTCTGAAGATTAGCATTAGCGTTCTGCTGCTGTTGTGTCTGCTGCTGCTTATTCTGCTTAAATGTTGCAATAGCCTGACTTATCTCATCTTCTGATAATCCCTGCTGCTGAAAATAGCTTTTAAGCACAGCATTCTCTTTCTTGGCAGTCGCATTATCCAGCATTGCCTGTATCTTGTCATAATCAACACCAGCCGCCTGCTGATTATTCTGATTACCCTGCTGTCCTGCCTGTCCACTATCTCCTCCAGCGTTCTGGCCGCCGTTACCATCTCCACCTTCTGCGAAGAGCTGTAAATTCATAGGTAATGTCTTTCTCATCACTCTATCTCCTTTCTTCCGTTTACCGCCCGTCGGCATTTCCCTAAAGTTTATTGCCATTAAGTTTTGG